GTGCGGGGCGCGGCGGTGACTTTGGCGGGATCGACGGGCATCAGGTCGCCCGCTCGAAGGTGAGTTCCCAGAGCCCCGCACCGGTGCCGTCATCGGTCAGGGTCGCGCTGGTGATGATGATGTTCCAGGAGCCGTAGGACGCGCTGCCGTAGTCCTGGTAGGTGAACGTGAGCGTCGCGGTGGTGGTAACGGCGTTTGCCAGCGTGGTCGGCAGGATGTGCGCCCGGAGGGTGTTGTCGATGGTGCCGTCCTGCCGGTACAGCGTCATGCTGCCCGTCTGCCTGGCGCGGCCGGCTGCCCGCTTCTCGATGTAGTCGCCGATCTGCGTGATGTCCAGGGCGGCGCGCTCCTGGTTGATGGTGACGGAGCGGCAGGCCACGGAGCTCTGGCCGCTGAAGGTGACTGTTCCGCCGTAGCCTGGGACGAGTGCCATGGTTAGCTCTCCACGAGTTGGATGGTTGCGGTGATGGTGCCGATGCGCTCCGCGTCGGACTGCCCATCGTCGGGTGTTTCGGTGGTCATGGTGACGCTGAAGGCCGTAAGGATGATTGCGAAGCCTTGCGCGCTGAGCAAAGGGGGATTGTTTGTCAGATTGAGAAACTGGTCATCGACCATGGCGCTCACCGCGTCCACGGTGTCGGCGATGCAGGCAATCTCGACCGTGACCTGCCAGAGTTCCTTGCGGTTGGCGGGCGTGGCGTCAAACCGGTGCATCGTCATCAGCTCGGCGTTCGTCACCTCGAACACGATGCAAGGGGTCGCCTGCGTCGCCTGGCGCAGCCCGACGAACATCGGGTAGTTCCCCGTGTCGAGCGCTGAGAACACGCTTTTCATGGCGTTCGTGAACGACATGGCTCAGAGCCTCAGCACGGACTTCGCCGCGGCTAGGGTTTCGGTGGCGATGGACTCGCCGAGCTTCTGGATGTTGGTCGTGGCGAACCGTGTGCTGATGCGCCGGCCGGCCACCACGGTGCCGCTGCGGTGGCGGAAGCCGTTCTCGAGCAGGTGCCAGACGCGCTGGCGGCCTTTGGCGGCTGCCCCGCCCTTGCGGCCGTACTGGACGCCCATCCGCATCTGGAGCGCCGCGTCCGCGGTGCTGCCCTTGCGGCGGATGTCCACCTTCGTGGCGCTGGCAATGGCCCGACGGTGCAGCGGGCGCCCGCGGAACGACGCCGAGCGCCAGAGGTTCTTGAGCGTCTTGAGGTATGGCGCAAAGGCGCGCCGGGCGCCCGTCTTGCGGACGCGCTCGTTCATCCTTGGCGACAGCTCGGCCAGCACCTTGCGGAGCCTTGCATCGTCCACGCGCATGCGGACGGCGCTCACGGCACCACCTCCGTGGCCTCGAGCTCCATGCGCCGGCGGCGCTGGTCACGATCCCAGCAGGCGCGGACGTTGAAGGTTCGGTCGGTGCCGTGGTCGTTCCAGACCAGCCGGCTGCGGGCGCTGAGGTCTGGGTGCCAGGACGCAAGCATCCGCCAATCGGTGCGCACGGAGACGCCGCGGTCATCCATCACCTCCTGCGTCCCGGCGACCTCCACGTGGCAATGCACTACGCCGACGCTGAGCCACGCCTCGGTCGGCTGGCCGAACGTATCCACCGCCCTAGTCGGGTTCTGGATCGTCATGGGGATGCGGAGCATCCCGGCCGGGACGTGCCCGGCCATCAGCCGATCCCCTTCCCGTACATCTTGCAGATGCGATCCCAATAGGCGCCGGGCAGCGCCACGGTATCGTCGCCGCGGCTGGCCTCGATCTCGACGGCCCGCTGCATCAGGGCCATCTCGAGCAGCGGGTCGAGCGTTGCGCTGCCGCAGGTCAGCGTGATCGTGATGGGGTAGGTCAGCGTCACGGCCGCGTCGGCCGTGTTGGTGTCCATCATCACGTACTTCAGCCCGTTGATGGTGACGAGCTTGAGGCTCTGCACCACCGAGCTCGAGTCGGTCGCCGACACGGCCGAGCACGGCTGGCGCGCCAGGAGCACCAGCGCCTCGTCGTTGTCGGGGGAGTCGGGCACGTACTGCGTCCGGGTGTTCACGTCGAGCACCCAGCCGGTGCGGGCCTCGAGCTCCGCGACGGCCGCGTCCCAGGACATGGCAAGAGCCGCATCGTCGTACTGGTGCGGCTTGCGGGCCCATGCCCTGAGCTTTGGCAGGTCAATCGGCATCGGGTCTCCTCAGCCTGGGGGTGCCCCGCGAACGGGGCACCCCCAGCCTCTGGGGGGAGATGACCTATCAGGCGTTGGTGACCTGGAGCTGCACGATGGCCTTGCCCCGGGTGAAGGCAGCGTTGCCCCAGCCGAACCCGCGGAACACGATGCGGGCCGAGTTCGCCGAGGTCAGGTCGTCACGCCGCATGGACATGCCGCCCCATTCGCGGATCGCGTAGCCCTCCGAGAAGTTGCCGAGCAGCGCCAGGACGTTCTTGCCGGTGCTGGCCGTGCTCGAGTGGGTCGGCAGGTAGTCCGTCACGTAGACCGGGAGGCCCAGCAGGAAGCCGCTGGCCGCCTGCTGAAGACCCGCGTCCGAGCTGGGAACGAAGATCGGCACGTTGCTGCCGCTCGCGGCGCGGAGGTCTGCGACGGCCGCATAGGTGTCCTTGGGCAGGATCCACGACGCCGAGCCCCAATACGACGTGGGCAGCTGCGTGTAGCGCATGTCCATCAGCTTGGAGACGGTCGCAGCCGCGGTCACGGCGAGCGCGCGGGTCGTGCCCGAGCTCGTCGCGGTCGTGATCTGCGTGGCCGACGCCTGGACGGTGAACAGCGCGTTGCTCGGGCCGTTGGTGACGCCCGCGATGTAGCCGGCCTCCGTCATGCGCTGGAACTGGCGCATGAGGTTGTCCACAACCTCGGCCTCCACGTCGAAGTTCGCGCTGTAGATCAGCTGCTCGGAGACCTGCGTCTTGGGCAGGATCGGCAGCGGCTTCAGCGAGACCTCGGCAAACGCCGGGTCAATGTCCGTTGCCGCGGTGGTCGCGGTGTCCTGCGGCGACCAGGCGTTCGTGTAGCTCGACGGCTCGAGGGTGTTGTAGCGCAGCGTCGCGTCGCCGCGGGCCACCGTGCGGTAGTCGCAGACGTTGCGGGCGATGCTGTTCACCTGGAGGTACTTGTAGATGGTCTCCTCGACCTGCTTCGGGATGAGGATGCTCGAGCTCGCGGTGCTGATCAGCTCGCGGAACTCGGCGACCTTGCCGCCCTTGAGCCAGCCGTAGAACGCATCCCGGTACTCGGGGCGGCTGCGGGCCTCGTCCTCGCGCTCGCGCACCTCGGCCTTTGCCTTAGTGGCAATGGCGTGGCCGGCGAACCGCTCGCGCAGCTCGGCCGCGGAGCGCTTCTGGTTCAGATCCTTCAGCTCGTCCATGAGCTCGGTGGCGCGGGCCTCCTGCTCGACGCTGATCTGGTCGTTGGCAAGGATGCCTTCGACCTCGGTCTCGATGGCCTTGCGGCGCTCAATGATCTCTGCCTGCTTCATCGAAGTGTCCTCATCCGCAGACGCAGCCTGACGAGTGCCGGGCTGTAGGTGCGTGCTTCGGCGTGCGTCTGCGGATACGCGCCGTTTTCAACGATGGAGACCTCACGGAGGTCAACGTCCAAGAGCGTGCGCTCGGAGCCATTCCAGGCGTCCTGCCGCACGTGGAATCCGAAGCTCATCTCGGTGAGCACCCCAGCCTCGACCAACGCGCGCACGTCGCGGGCGCGCTGGGTGTCGGGGAGATCGACCTCAAAGGCGAGCCCGCGCTCGTCGGAGCTGAGCTTGAGCAGGCCGCTCTTCGTGTTCGCAAGCAGCTCGCGGCGGTCGTGGCCGACCAGGAGCTGCACGTTTGAGCCCAGGCTGCGCTCGAAGGCGCTCGGCGCGACGCGCTCGGTGAACGGCTTGCCCTTGTTGATGCCGGGGAACGCGAGCAGGTGGCTCGGCGCGTCGTAGACGGCCGCGTAGCCGCCGAGCTTGGCGCCGTTGCGCTCGAAGGCGGTCGTGCGGGTCTCAAGCATTCTGGTCTCCCTCCGCGTCGGGGTTGCCCACCTCTGCCGCCGAGCCGCCGGGCATGGACAGCGTCGGCGTGTCCAGCCCGGCCACAGGCGGGAGGCCCAGCATGTGCCGTGCGTCGTTGGGGCTCATTACGCCGGCCAGGACGAGCTTCGAGTAGCTCATGCCCTGGTCGCGGAGGCTGCCGCGGGTAATGGGGCTAATGTCGAACTTGACCCGCTCGCCCGGACGGCAGAGCTTCCGCGTGAGCTCCGACTCCCACGCGGAAGCCCAGAGGGCGATGGCGCCGTCGGAATAGGCGCGGGCGGTTTCAGCCTGCGACGCTAGCGCACCACCGCCCTGCTGGAAGAGCATTTCGGGAGGGACGCCGTAGGCGCGGGCGATCTCCTGCACCGAGAACCGGCGCGACTCAAGCACCGAGCTCGAGGTCTCCTGCGAGATCCGCTCGGCCTTCATCCCTTCGCGCAGGATCAGCGGCCGGCTGGCGCCGTCGGCCGTCGCATGCATGGTGCTCCATGCGTTGCGGATGGCCTCCACCGTCTGGTCGCTCATTGCGCCCGGGTGCATGATGGCGACCTTGCCCATCGAGCCTGTCTTGACCAGGGCGGCGTGCGCCGCGTCCTGGTCTGCGGTCAGCTCAAACGCGGGCTTCGCGGCGTCAATGGGGCTGCGGAACCAGCACGGCTGGCGCGGGTCGGGATAGCACCCCAGGTGCAGCAGCTGGTCGGCCTGGAGCGTCGTGTCGTTCAGCCGGTACGTCATCCCCTCCTCGGTTAGCTCGCCGAGGAAGGCGTCGGCCGGGACGGGCTGAAGCTCGGCCACGCTGCCGTCGGAGGCGCGGCGGATGAGCGCAAAGCCGTTGCCGCGGGTCAGCGCGACGGTGGTCGTGAACCGCCGCAGCTCGAAGCCGCTCTGCCACCGGCTGGCGTCGCCGTTCATCAGCGCCGTCACGGGGTGATCGGCGATCTCCTGCCCCTCGCTGTCGAACACCTTGACGGGCAGGCGGGCGATGTCGCCGGCGATCAGGTTGGTGGCGCGCACGACCGCCGGGATCGACTCGAGGGATGCCCGCACCAGCGGATCAGGCGAGCTGAACCACGTGATGCCGAACTTCAGGCGGAAGATGCGGTCGAACAGTCCCACACGGGGATGGGAACGGAACGCCCCGATTTTGCAACCGGATTTCCAAAGTGTGCAACGCGTACCTCAGCGCGTACCTCAGCTTGCACCTCAAGTGCACCTCAAGTGCACCTCAAGTGCACCTCAATGTCAGTTCGCTGTCAGTTGGCTGTCCGGTCAGCCGATGGGGCAGCTGCTGTTGGCGATGCCCGACGCCTCGCGCACCTGGTGGTGCTCGAGGAGCAGCGCCGCCATGTTTCCGGCGACCACCGCGTCGGTGTTGCCTGCCGAGCGCCCCTTCACGGGCCGGGTGTTGCCCACGTTGTCACGGATCAAACGCACGGCATTCAGCGCGGAACGCAGCACCGGGTCAGGGTCGTAGGTCAGCTGCTTCGAGCGCAGCAGGTCGCACCAGACCTTCCACGCGGGCGCCATGGTGCGGATCGACTGATCGACAGGGACGATAGGCCAGCCCTTCTCCTGCCAGCGTCGGATGTCCCGGGCCTGCGCCGGGTGCGGATCGACCCCGATCTTCCGCACGTCGTAACGGCGCATCAGGTTCTCGAGCTCGGCCTCCACGACGGTCATGTCGTGCCACTCGCCCGGCATCCGCCGCAGGTGCCCTTGCTCCACCCAGGCGCCGAGCGGGCACTTCGAGCGCCGCTCGTCGAGCTGGATGTCCGTGCCGGCCCACCAGCTCACCGTCCTGGCCCGCACCTTTTCGCCGTCCACGACCATCAGGCACAGGCTGGTGAGGTCGAGCTGCGCCCCGTAGCCGCCCCGGCTCAGGTCGATGGCGACCACCGCCGGCGCGCCCTGGAGGCGATCCCAGCTCACCTGCTCGGTCTGCCGGTCGAGCACCCCGAGGTCGAGGTCGGTGGTTGCGATTTCGTGGTAGCGGCAGGCGATCTGGGTCTCGAACTCCGCGATCTGCGTCGGGTCGCCCGACGCCAGCATCGTCCTGGCCGCGCTCTCGATGTCGGCGCGCTGCGTGGTCACCCCGAGCGACGGGTGCGCCTTCGGCCACGCCTCCGGGTCATCGGCGGCATCGTCCTGGTCGAGGCCATAGAGCATGGCGAACCAGCCATGCGGCAGCGCCTCGCCCTGCGTCAGCGCCTTCTCGCAAGCTTCCCAGTACGCCCAGATCGGCATGGTGCGCTGCTCGGGGTCAGGCGTCGAGATCGCCAGGCATTGCGCTCTGGGGTTCTTCGACAGGCCCGTCAGCAGCCGGCCGACGCCGTAGCGCATGCGCGCGGCCTCGTCCATCAGGCACAGGCGATCCATGCGCCCGTCCAGCGCCTTGTCGGTGCACGGCAATGTAGTAAATACTGCATCCCCGTGCAGCACCCGGCCCGGGATGGCAATGGTGGTCGCGCCCGTCGCCTTCCACTCCGTGCCATCGGGGTGGTTCCCGTTCATGGTCTCGCACATCTGGCGCATGCGCTGCCAGACGATCTGCGACAGCCGGCCGTCGGGCGCCGCGCAGCTGAAGCTCAGGCGCTTCTTCGGGTCGGCCAGGCCATGCATCAGGTGCCCGGCCGCGGTCTCGGTCTTGCCGTTGCCCTTCGCCATCACGACCAGCACGGCCTTGAAGTACGGGTGGTCGGTCTTGACGCCCTCCACGACGCGCCTGGCGCCGTGCAGCACCATGCCGAGCATGCATTGCCACGGCAGCCACTCGAGCGCCGTGCCGGCGCCCTCCTCGACGCCTTGGCCACACTTGCGGGCGAAGGCGCGCACCGCCTCCGCGCCCGCCTCGTCCCACCAGATCCCGGCCTTCGCCTTGCGGAGCTCGAGGTAGCGGCGGCAAGCCTCGCGGATTCGCACGTTCGCCACGACCCGGCCGGCCACGACCTCCGTCGCATAGGCGTCGGCGAGGTCGGCGCATAAAGCATGGCCCGTAGCGGCTTTGCGGCCTTTCCGCTTTTTGGAGG